AGAATTACCTTCTCTGGTATTGCGCACTACGAATGCAGTATCTTCCCTGCTTCCCGCGATTGAAAAATACGACGGCGAAGCTGAAAGACGCGCGTATGCTGTGGCGGCGTGCGATATTCTCAAAAGAGCCTATGCGGAAATCGAAAACCTGAAAAACAGTTAAAGGAGATATGAACGATGTATAACAACGTAATTTCTAAAGTCCGTACTGGTGAAGTGCGCCTGTCCTATTGTCACCTGTTGGAGCCTGTCAAGCCTAAGGATCGCCCCAACGCTGATCCTAAATATAACTGCGTGCTGCTGATCCCCAAGACCGATGCACAGACCATGGCGAACATCCGTAGCACGATTGAGGCTACCGCGCGGGCGGCGCTTGCTACCAAGTTTGGCGGCGTAATGCCTCCCGATATTTATTCCTGCATTCATGACGGAGACGGCGTAAAGCCTAACACGGGCCGTCCGTATGGCGATGAAGCGAAGGGCCATTGGGTGCTTAACGCTTCCAGCGGTCAGAAACCCGGTGTGGTTAAGCAGACTGGCGTTAATTCTCAGGGAAAACCCGTGTTCGTGGATGTTCCCCCGCAAGAGATTTACAGCGGAATGTACGGTGAAGTGATCCTGAATTTCTTCCCGTACACCAACGGCAGAATCGGTATCGGTTGCGGGCTGAATAACATTCTGAAAACCCGTGACGGCGCTCCCCTGTCCGGTGGTGCGTCCGCTGATGAAGATTTTGGCGGCGTGATGGCGGGCAGCGAAGCGGCGAATGACTTTGCGGGGAACGGCGGTATGGCTACACAGCCTGTAATGCGCCGTGATCCCGTCACTGGCAAGCCTATTCCCGTCACCTGATGCGGCGCAGGGCCGGGAGGATGGATTGTCCCCCGGCCTTTATTCTATATTACGCCGAAATCAAACCGCCGTAGGCAGTTGCAGGGATACGGTAAACCGTTGGGTGGTGTATCAAGTGGAGGGAAACCGGAGAAGCGGGTACATGTAAGGTCAACGGTGCGGGGTTTACATCAGTGCGGTTTACCCGCTTTATTACAAGGAGGATAAGAAGTTATGTCTATGAGAAAATGGAAGCGCGGCATTGCCCGGTATCGCATGGAATTGTGCGGCTATGATCGTATCAATAAAAAGCAGTACAGGGATGTTAAGAAAAACAAGAAGGGCGAGGAAAGAACCTATTTGAAGTCTGCTTTTGCCCTTAACTGGCGTAAGATTCTTGACCCGGAAAGCAAGCAGTATAAGTCTTTTATCCGCATGAAAAAGCGTCTTGATGCGGCCTATATCCAGCGTGATCGCATTGCGCAGCTTGCTAATGCAGGCAAAAAAGCGATGCGCAAGAACGGCGCTGTACGGGTAGGTGGCTAAGGATGAAGCCGCAGGAAAGAACGAAGTTGATACTGTGCCTTGCTAAAGAGCTTGACGATGCTGTGACTGTCTATGAGGACTTTAAGAAGCAGAACAAAGGCAATCGGCCTTTTATGGGCTATGGTGCGCAGTATGAACGTAACATGTACGACCAAGATGTGCTGATAAGGGATGGATTGCCGCAATCGGCCACATTTACAGCGCTTGAACGTAAGATCATTACGCTACGTGAACAGTTGAACGATTTACGAAAGGAACTGTGATGAAAACATGCTGTTAAAGGATGCGATAAAAAAGATCATTTCTGAAATGTCCGATGAAGAATTGTATAACTTCATTGACTTACAGATTGATGCGTCATCATCAATTTTCTTAGCAGCAAAACCGGATGTGTGCTTAGAATGCCCATACGCAGATTACGATAATTGCGTGGCCGAATTTGGGCACGAACAGTGTCTAAAAATGTATCTACCCGTGCTAAACGGAGAAATGAGCGCAGGAGATTACGCAAAATTGAAAAACAGTGTCTTAGCTGAGATAGAAAGGTAATGGAATAATGCGCCATTTATCAATAGACCTTGAAACCTATTGCAGCGTCCCCATTGCTAAATCGGGTAGCTGGAAATACGTACAGGGCGAGGATTTTGAAATCTTGCTGTTCGCGTATTCGCTGGATTATGGCCCGGTACAGGTGGTAGACGTTGCAAGCGGTGAGGCCGTCCCTGATTGGCTGATTGCGGCTTTGCGTGATCCTGAGTACATCAAGCACGCATATAACGCCCCCTTTGAATTTGGGGCCTTGCAGCGCGTTTACGGCGGCATGGTGCCTGATCAGTGGCGTTGTACGATGTTTCACGGCCTGTATGCCGGGTATACGGCGGGCCTTGACGCAACGGGTAAGGCGTTGGGGTTGCCGCAGGATAAGCAAAAACTGGCCACAGGTAAGGCGCTGATTCGGTATTTCTGTGTTCCCTGCAAGCCCACAAAGACCAATGGTGGCCGGACGCGCAATTATCCGCAGCACGATCCTGAAAAGTGGCGGCTGTTCAAAGAATACAACGCGCAAGACGTTGTTACTGAAATGGAGATTGCGAAACGGCTTTCCATGTGTCCTGTGCCTGAGTGGGTACAGCATCAATGGGAAGTCGATTTGACAATCAATCAGCGTGGCGTTGCTGTAGATCAGAACCTTGTAAACGGCGCTTTGTATGTTGGTGAAGTGACGAGAGAAAGGCTGATGAATGAAGCTACACGGATAACGCAGCTTAGAAATCCAAACAGCGTCAAGCAGGTGCTTGAATGGCTCAATGAAGCTATGGACACTGACGATGAATCAGCCATAACGGATTTACGGAAAGACACGGTAGCTAAGATGCTATCGGATAACGGGGAAATGAGCGCCGATGTGAAGCGGATGCTTGAAATACGGCAAGAGCTATCCAAAACTTCCACAAAGAAGTATGACGCAATCGAACAATGTGTTTGCGGCGATAACCGGGTACGCGGTCTGCTCCAATTCTACGGCGCAAACCGCACAGGCCGTTGGGCTGGCCGTTTGGTGCAGGTGCAAAACCTTCCGCGCACGTATACCCGTAACATCGAACTGGCCCGAAAACTGGTCAAGGATCGCAGCATGGCAGCGTTGCGCCTGCTTTATGGGTCTGTGCCTGATACCCTGTCTCAGCTAATCCGTACAGCGTTTGTTGCCTCCCCCGGTCATGTGCTGATAGATGCGGACTTTTCCGCGATTGAAGCCCGCGTGATTAGCTGGCTGGCTGGGGAGCAGTGGCGGCTTGATGCCTTTAAGCAGGGCAAAGACATTTACTGTGAAAGCGCGTCTCAGATGTTCGGTGTGCCCGTTGTCAAGCATGGAATAAACGGCGAGTTACGCGCTAAAGGTAAGATCGCTGAATTGGCGTTAGGCTATCAGGGCGGCAAAGGGGCGCTAATCAAGATGGGCGCATTGGATATGGGTCTATCAGAGGATGAATTGCCCGAAATCGTTACCCGTTGGCGTAGTGCCAATAGCAGGATTCAAGAATTGTGGTACGCCATGAACAGTGCGGCAATTCAAGTGATTAGCGAGGGCGGCAGCGTTATGGTACGCGGCTTAAAGCTGTCACGGGAATACGATATGGCGCAGGGCGTTTCAAAATTCGTAATCACGTTACCGTCTGGCCGTTCACTGTATTACATCAATCCTCAGCTTGGCGAAAATCAGTTTGGCGATACATCCATTATTTATTATGGCGTGGATCAGACAACAAAGCGCTGGAAGCAGATAGAGACTTACGGCGGCAAGCTGACCGAAAATTGTGTGCAGGCCATAGCGCGTGATGCGCTGGCCGGGGCGCTGGATCGATTGGAAGCGGCGGGTCTGCCCGTTGTGTTCCACGTACACGATGAATGCGTAATTGATGCTGTGCCATTTGGAACTGATAAGGAAATGTTACAAAGGGTGGAGGACATTATGGCCGCGCCTATTCCGTGGGCACCTGATTTACCGCTGTCCGCTGATGGATGGGTAGGGTCATTCTTCACTAAGGATTAAGAAAACAGCGCAGGTGGTGAACGATGAAGCAAGCTGACGCTTACACGCTAATGTGCAAGGAGTATCTGTCAAAATGCGAGGAATCCGGCTGTGATGGATGTATTGCCGAACACTACTGCATTAAAAACAATCTCCGTGCAGACAGGTATCCACAAAAGGATTGTGTTAATAAGCTCAAAGCGTATTTGCGAAACAAATAAAGGAGGCTGACAATGAATAAACGTGTTTATGACGTGCTGGGCGTGTTTGGGATATTTCAAGGCACGATTAACGCGGTGATATTCCCCGCGTTGATGGCGGTTGCTTTTGGCCCCGTATGGCTCTTGCTGTATCTGTTTTACTTCCTTTCTTTTGTAGTATTCTGCGCTGTGATGGTAAACGCGAAGGATGAAGAAAAGGAAGCTACACAGAACAAGGAGGAAAGGTAATGCAGCAGTACACCTATTTTGAAGTCGCTGATTTGGGCGTAAAACCTGATGGCACCCATTGCCCCGCAGGACTGATGGTCAACATGGTTTTTGATGATCCGCAAAAAGCCATTGCTAAGGTTGCGGAGTTTACGGGCTTTGAAGCGTCCCGTATCTCTATCATTTCTGAGGAAAAGTATATGGCCGAATACGCGGATGAAAACGAAGATCGGGTTTTTGATGAAGATGACGAAAACAATATCCTGTTAGTCAAAAGCGGAAAGCCCCGAACCGAATTGCAGAAAGCCTATGATTATATCGCCGTGCTTGAGGCAAAGATTGAAAACCTCGAACAGCAGTTGCAGGAGGGCCAAGATGATTAAGCAACTTTGGGTAGCGCAGTGCGATATATGCGGCGCTTGTCAATCTGCTAAGGAGTGCATGGGTAGGTACAACGAAGCGGAACATACCTTGCCCGAGGGGTGGACGCGCTCACAAATAAACAATGACGTGTGTATTTGTCCCGAGTGCGCTAAGAAGTTTAACAGACCGCAAATAAATGTACGGAACATAGATCAAGGAATTTGGACGGAAGGAGCAAAAAGCGATGTTGATTGTCGAACCGAAAGCGGAATTGATGCAGAAGCCTAAGAACGCGGCAGAACGTGCCTTGCACGTAGAGCAATGCGGCAGGGTGTGCTATAAGTCTGAGGCCCGGATAACAGATGGCAGCGATGAAACGTTCATTGCTAATCTGATTAAACGCGGTCATGAGGCCATGATAGAGCACGCCCGCGTAACCCTTCATTTTGAAAATGATTCATGCGCAAGATTCATTCACAGAAAAATGAATTTAAGCGGTCAGCATGATTATCTGACCTTTACACATGCCCCCATTGGATATTACGTATCCGGCAATATGCGGGCATGGAGGGCGTTTATCCGATTTGCTAACAAAGTGGAAATACCTCTTAATTATGACATGGCTAAATTCATTGTGGACAACCGCGTTTTCTTTCCTGATTTTTCCATATCGCACAGTTTGGAATTTAACGCGATGCAGGGCGTGAATTTGGAGATTGACCCTTGGAAGCTGGATGATGTAGAGGATCGCAAAGCGCACACTTGGTATTCTATTCGCTTTACCTGTGATCGGGGCGTATCGCATGAAATCGTGCGCCATAGACCCGCGTCTTACGCTCAGGAATCCACCCGCTATTGCAATTACAGCAAAGATCAATTTGGCGGGGAAATAACGGTCATTCAGCCGCCTTTCTTTGCCCCTGACAGTTTGCCTTACAAGCACTGGAAGCAGGGCATACAGGCCGCAGAAGCCGCGTATTTTGACCTTCTGAACGATGGATGCACGCCGCAAGAGGCACGGACTGTTTTGCCCAATAGCCTGAAAACGGAAATCATTATGACCGCAACGGCGGCAGAGTGGTTACACTTTATCGAATTGCGCGTTGACAGTCATGCCCACCCGCAGATGCGCGAAGTGGCTACACAGGCGGCGGACAAGCTGGCGCAGGTTGATCCTGCTGTGTTCGCTGAGACGGTGGAAAGAGTAAAGCGGCAATGATTACATTTGAACGCAGCCCCATTTCTCAAATGACCTGCTATAAAAATCCAAAATTCCATGCTACGACTTTTGTGTATTGGGATGGAACGTTTGTTGACCTTCATGGTGAAAGTGGCGGCAGCGCTGAAATAGTAGCAAGAAAGCTGGATCGTTGGGAAAAAGCCTTTAAGTATAAGCCGCGCGAGATCATAACAGAAACCAAAGATGAATTGCCATTTTAGGAGGCGCTACACAGTGAAAGCAAGAGAATACTTCGATACGTACATTGACCGGATCATAGCGGAGGCGGGCACCGAGAAGGAACAAAGCGGCGCGTTATATGAACTTCTTAGGGGCTTTATGACTGAGGTTAAGGAAATCACTAAAGCCCGCCACGTACAAACAGACCGGGCGGCTATGGCAATCCTCCGGGAGCTTAATCAAAAGTGGAACGCGCTTTGCAATATCTGCGTCAAGGTGAAGGGATATTCCGTTCTGAATCGAGACGGCTTTAAGGCGTTTGTCACGAAAGAGATTCCCGAAACTAAAGATAAGTGGTGAAAATTTTAATTACGGAGGTAAATCAAATATGGATCGTAAACAGATTTTAGATAAGGCTATGCAGATGACCAATGGTAGCCGACAGGATGACTACGGCAGGCCGGAAAACAGTTTTCAGGTGATTGCCGATCTATGGAACGCCTATTTGGGCGGCATTGTGTATAAGAATGGCGGGGAAGTGTATGTAGAGCCTCACGATGTGGCGGCATTGCTGGCGTTGCTGAAAATCGCGCGCATTGCTACGGGTCATGGTAAGTCTGATAACTGGGTTGACCTTGCCGGATACGCGGCTTGCGGCGGCGAGTTGGAGAGTGAAGCACAGGTAAATGAAGCGGATTTTAACGAAGAATTTTTCGATTTTTTAGAAAAAACTGGTGAAACTGTTAAACAGATAGCTCAAAACATGAAAAAGCATATCGACACCACGGAGGAAACAAACGGATGATCTTAGGGGACAATGATCTGAAACAGCTACACAGGCACGGGCACATAGAGTGCCCGGATGGGTACGAGTGCTTGATTGGCCCCGCAAGCGTGGACGCGCGATTAGGAAACACGTTTTTGGTGCCTAAGCGTAAGCTGTTTGGCGGTATCCATTTAGGGCGTGAAGTCCAATATAAGCAGTACCGCGTGCCGGATGGAAAAGAGTTTTGCTTGCTCCCCGGTCAGTTTGCGCTTGCTACCACGTTAGAGTGCTTTATCATCCCGCCCAATATGGCTGCATATGTGCAGGGCCGATCCAGCATTGGCCGTGCTGGCCTGAGCGTACAAAACGCCGGATACATTGATCCCGGCTTTCACGGTCACATCACATTAGAATTAAAAAATGAAACCCGTAACGCTATCTATTTATCCCCAGGTTATCCAGTCACACAGATTGTCTTTGAAAAAGTAACGTCTGTTGAAAAACCGTACAGCGGCAAATATAACGGACAGGTGGAGGCCACAGGCTCCCGCATGTTTATGGATAAGGTGTAAAAGAAGGGCCGCTGCTGAGTGCAACGGCCCTTCTTTTATTCGGGGTGCTTCCATTGTTCGTCTGATAGGCCCATTTCGTTCTGTAACAGGGAATTGATGATCCCGTTGACAGATTGGCCGCGCTCTTTTGCAAAGGCTTCTACGCGCGTTTTTTGCCCTTTAGGGAGCACTACCGATACGCGGTCATACGCCTTTTCATTGAACGAGCGCTTGTAGGCTGTGTTGTCAAAAGGCTTCTTTTCTTCCATGCGTGCCTCCTTTCACGCGGATAGTGTATCACAAGATTAAATCTTACGCAAGATTTTTTTGAAAAAGGGTTGACATCTTACGTTAGATGTGATAATATATCTTACGTAAGAAGTTGTTACACCAATTTGAAGGAGGTACGAGAAATGGCAACTATCGAATTTATCAAGGCCCGTATTGCTGGCAAGGAAAAGGAAATTAGTAAACTGGAAAATCGGCTGGCGCGAATTGAAAAGGCGCAGGCTACCAATTGGGAGGTAAACCCATATTGCTATCTGGAATGCGACCTCAAATACACGAAGCGCGATCTTGAAACCGCCCGAAGCGCTCTTGCTGATTGGCAGAAGCAGTTGACCGAAGCCGTTGAAAAAGCAGGAAGCCGGAACGTAAAAGCGATTATTGATTTTTTGGAGGGCTGGAAAAATCACATTCGGGAATATTATACGCAAGCATTTCCTAAATA